CCTCAGGAGCAGGAAGGAAACGGATAACTGCGTACCCGTTGCCAGAAGCGTCAACCTCTGGTTTCCAGAAGCGGTCATCAACGTTCTTACCGCTGGATGACTTCTCCAATTCCTTCTGTAGGTAGGAGAAATTGTTCTGGGATTTACGCTTAAGATCTGCAAAAGACATAGGATTACCTCGGATTTGTTTTGGATTTGGTCTGTGTGTGTTGGGTCTTACGTGCGAACCAGTCTCCCAGTCCCTTCTGCCCAACGATGTAATGGTAGCAGGTCAGTGACGTAGCGTCAACCTCCTGCCTCCAGTTGTTGCTTCATGTGTGCCACTTTATTGAGTAGCTCTTGAAACATTTCTTCGATGGTCTTGCCAGGAGTTGCACCTAGCATGACAACACCCTGCTTCATGGTCTCGACGACGGACTTTGCTTCAGGGTCTTCGCTCAGTTTAGCACGAGCGTAGAAAATTTGTTGCTTTCCAATAAGTTTTTCTAGTGCTTCAAAGTATTCCATCTTCCTCTCTGGTTCGAGGAGGATGAAATTCATAGCAGATCTGAAACAGAACTGCTGTAACTCCAGCATCTCTTGAATGTCACCCTTGACAATTTCCGACTTAAAGAAACTCATACTAGCATTAACTTCGCACGACTTGTTTTTTTCATAAAGTTTAACTGCTGTGCCTCATGGCGCAACTTTTCTTTCAGCGGTTTGCTGATCAGTTTATTGACACTATCTAGTTCAATCTCATTCATTTCACAATAGTGGATAACCGAATCAATGTAATTCATGTCTGGATTGTGTAATGCAATCTTCTCCACTTCCTGCGAAAACTTCGCAGATGTCATAAATTTATCCTCTAATAATTGTTTTTTGTCCATATCGTTCTTGGTATTCGTCGATGTAACTCATTAGTTTCATAAAGAATTCTTTCTTAGGAGGATGCACGACGACTTGAGTTTCCCCATTCTCACAAGCAACGATTGTCACGAGTTGTTTAACAGTCAACCCGTAGTTTTCTTGCAGCATACATGCATATGCTGTCTCCTGAACGAAGTAGTCGTAAAGATATTTCTCACGCTTAGGTTCTTCTGCTGTCTTGAAATCAATGATAGACAACACGCCGTCGAACTCAGCGATACAATCTACGCGCCCTGCTAACTCTAAGTGTCTAGAGTACAGTGCTGCTTCCTGTAAGTAAATATTATTTATACGGTCCAGAACAGACCTACTGTGGTGAAACATCAACACAGGAAGCGGGAACTTACTATACTTTTTTAGGTTCAGATTATTGTTAAAGTAATCCTCTGCAATAGAGTGATACTTTGTGCCACGACCAGTGGCACGTGCAGACTTAGCATTTGCTGCCTTCTCACCAACACGAGCACGCCACCTAGCAATGCCCGCCATCTTTTCTTTGTTGTTGCTAATCACTGTGGTGACAGACGGGAACTTGAAACCTTCTGGTGTCAGGTACATGCGTTTGCCATCCACCATCTCAGCAGACATTTCAATAGGTTCGATCTCACCTACGTGATTGAACAACTTCATAGACCTAGATTAATTTTGTTGATGAGGTAAGACTTGACTAGACCAGAACGAACGATGTCATCGATACCGAACTCAACCATCGCAAACTCAGGCATGTTCTGTAGGATGCGTTGGAAGTCAATGATACCTGTGCGTTCACTGATTTTCTGTAGGTCAGTTTGTGCTGCGTCACCACAGAAAATAATCTTACTGTCTTGACCAACACGAGTGATGATACTATCAAGTTCGTGGAAGTTCAGGTTCTGACACTCATCAATAATAACAATAGAGTTATCTAGTGTAGTACCACGAATGAAACTGGTAGACCAGAAAGAGATAGTTTCTTGTGCCTTCAGATTATCATACAACATTTCGTATGAATTGTCATCTGGCATTTCAAACATGGATTGCACCATGTTTTTGTAAGGGATCTGATAGAGAGAAGACTTATCTTCATGGTCGCCTGGTAGGAAACCAATCTCTCTAGTAGCAACCAGAGAGCGGACGATATAGATCTTTTCATATGGTGTGTACTCATTCAGCACATCTTTGAGTGCCTTGTAGAGTGCCACGAAGGTCTTACCTGTACCTGCTACACCATAGGCATAGATCATCTTACCTTCATCCCATGCATCAAACATCACCTTCTGATTATCAGTCAGTGGTTCAATGGGAAGCATGTAGTCTTCACTAATAGGTTTGCGACGCTTGCGTTGCTTCGCTGTCATACCGTCGCCAGGTGCTTTGGTAGTCTTCTTTCTTGCAGGCATAGTTAGTTGTACTTTTCAGTGATACTTTTGTTTGTTGGTGCTTTGGGAGCGATCTTGTTCTTCATGATGTCATGGAAACCAGGATGAGTTTTCCTCATCTTGTCTCTCCAGTCGCCCACCTCTCCAGAGTTAGGACAAGTAGATGGATCACTCCAATCTCTATCCCAATCAGGATTATCAACCTTCCACTGATCCCATTCAGTGATAGAAATCCTGACATCTTTCTGTTCGCCAGTGACTTTATTAATTACTGGATACGTCGGCATCTTTTTTCTCCTTGTTAAATCCGAAAGGTGCAAGTTTATCTTCCACTCGCTTCTTCATGACAACACCAGCAAGTGCTTCCATGATCTTCAGAACTTGCTCAGGTTTAGCACCTTCACCTAGTTCCTTAGCGATGTAATCATACTTAGGCCAAAAGTCCTCGCCTGCTTCTTTGTATTCTTCTAGTGTAATAGGTTTCATAACCACTCCAGTGCTTCAGCACAAATAGGGAACTGTTCACAGAACACACGACGTGCATCCAATGCAATGTCCATGTGTTCTTTCTGTGTACCATTAGCAGAACGTAAATCAATATAATGGATCCAAGAACGAACTGAACCTGTCATGTAGATTTTAGTTGGCACTGCTAAAGGTAGCACCATTCTAGCACATTCTTTAGCAATTCCTAAGCGCAACATCTGCTGATAGATATCCATGCTGCTTTCAAAGTGTCGCTTGATAGTAATCTCAAGTTCTTGCTTGGTGAAAGGATCAACATCATCAATAGAGTTCTGTCTGTTCTTGGTATCCTGAGAGCGTAGATCAAACAAAGGAATACTTTCTGCCAGCATAGAACTGTCAGCATACCGCTGAGAAAACTCTTGATATGTGAAGCTACGATGCCTCAAAATTTGAGCTGCGATTGCTCTGGTAGTAGAGATCTCTAGTGTCATGTGTGCTTGCTCAAATACAGACCAGTGGTTGTGTTTGATGCAATACTTTAATAGACCAGCAACCTTAGGGTTATCCTGATTGTTGGGGTTGCTCACTCGTGCCACGTAACCCATCGTCTTTTCTGCGTCTGGAGTTACTGTTACTAGTTTCACTGAGTTCATTGCTAAATCCTTTCTCCTGCTTGCGGCGTTGTTGTTTTGCTTTTAATTGTATTTTTGCTTGGACTAACTGAAGTGCCATGTATTGTAACTCATATTCTGAGTACAAGTTGGGGTTCTTCTGTGCTTCTTTAATTGCTCTTTTTGCTAGTCGAATTTGGTCTTTTAATCGTGTCATAGTACGCTTTATAGTAGGCAACAATACCATCTGTCCTCACGTTGCCTTGGGATACCCAATCGTGAACACATTCATAGATACTCTGACTGCTATAACGCGGTGATCCGTCTGAGCACATCTCAGATCCAAATTTATGCAGCAGGATGTTTAATCCTTGCGTTCTTACGTCCATTCGTTCGTCACTGTAGCGCCAGTCAGTCTGCATATCCGTCATCGTCGTCTCCCCCTTGATAAAAACCAAACATAGGATTACCTACATCTGATTTATAAGCTTCCACATCTGAGTATACTTCACTCTCTAATGCGTTTACTAAAGACTTAAGGTTCTTGACAATGAGTTTCAGTTTTTCTCTATCCATATATTTATGGTAAGGTGAGTTTAGTATAACACAAAAAAAGGAGGGGGACAACCCCTCCTTACGATTTACTTTAGGATGTAGCTACATACCCTTTTGCATGAACCTTGGTCTAATAGATCGCACTCTATTAAACACTCGAAATAGTCATTAAGTTTTTGATTTTCTACCTCCAGTCCATCTAAAGTTTGTTCAAAATGTCGCCACTCATCTAACTGAGAGCGTGATAGTAGATTGTGCATGGTCTTCCTCCAAGCAATGAACCATAATATAGGGAGGGGTAAGGTTTCATTGTTTCACCTCGCATAATTCTATTACTATCTATAATAGTTTATGTATCGTAGTATACATTTATTGCATTTTTACACAACTACAAAAAAAGAGAGACTACTTAATGTAGTCTCTCCTATTATATGCTGGTAAAGAATACTTTGTATCTAACCAGTCAGTCAAATGAATACGATAGCAGGACCAGTATGTTACTCCTCTATATCTGAGTTGATAACACGCTGGAGGTCTGCTGTCCTTGTCCATATCATCATAATGATATGTGTAGTTGTTCATTTGTTGTATACGTGACCTCTGTAGCAGTACGTGCCATGGGTCTCTTTGACCTTCTCGCAATCCACATTATACTCAACGCCGCGATAAGCAGTGTGAGAAATCTGTGCATCGTGGAGTGCAGATGCTTTGTTGATCTGCTTCTTGATCAAAAGAAGTGTGTTCATTGTAGGTGCTCCTGAAATACTAGGGGTTTTTAATCCCGTTCCTTCAGTCGTTTGCGTCCCAATAGAATTCACATTCTGGCACAGATTCCTTTACGGTCTCTACTAACTCTACAACTATGTGTGGAGATAGTTCTGATCTGTTCTCTTTGATCCTGAGCATTAATGCATCAGCATCAGAACACATCATGTTGGTGTACAAAAGGAATTCAAACATGGGATGAACGCTCCGTTCCGCGACTTACTTGCGTCCAAGTACATAAGGTTTGCAGTTCTGATCTGGAACTTTGGTGTAGAAGTAATCAATAAGATACTCCTTAGCATCAGCTGTGTGGTTCTTATCGCTAAGAATTTCCAACCTTGCTTCGTTCCATTCTATACAGGACATCTCCCAATGATATGGGTCATGTGCTGCGAGAAGAGCGACTAGAAGTGCAAGTCCGTGCATTTGGATGAACGTATGGTAATTGTACCAATACTATGTATACTTTGTCAACTGTATCGTATGATACTTTTTTAACTACCTGCTAGGTAGAATGCACCGTTTCTAGCACGGCATACGCGCTTGACTTGTGCATCATATTTTGGTGTTGGTTCTTCTGTAATTAAGTTCTTTGCAAACGAGAATGCGTCCTTGTATTTAAGGAACTTATACACCTCGTCATATGTTTTTGCGGACACAAGGACACCATCTGCTCTCCACAGTTTCATAGTATGCCAGATTTTTGGTTCGGCAACTTTACGATAAAAGATACACCAATGTCCTTTCTGTCCTACAGTCATTTCTTTTTCTTCCTAGGATCGTTCCATAGTTTAGGATTAATTTTACCGTCAGTTTGTTTCATGCTGACGACGCTCCTGTATTTATCCCAATAGTGATCAAAGATGTCTACCTTTTTTGGGGCGACAGCAATATCATATTGGATACCTGTTCCACTCTCATATCCTATCAAGTATGCAGTATATGGTAGTGAAGTGTCTTTCGCTAGATCTGGGTCACATTGTTCATGGATAATTTTAATCTTCAAGACCGATTGCCCCACTCAATTGCAGGAAATGCTTCCTCCACGCATTGCTTAGTGATTTTCCAACGCTTACCAATCTTTTTATCTTTCATAAGGCACAAGACTTCTGCCTCTCCCTTATGCAAACCTTCTAGAAGTTGAATAAACAAACTTTCACGACGGGTCTGTGAGATATTAGCACCACCCTTAAAGAAGAGATAGAGTTTACGATACTCATGGTTTAGTACAGTGTGCTCTGTCTCTTCGGGTGCATCATTTTCTTTGTATGGTACTTCACCATCAGGAAGCATGGACACTACACTCTCATCGAAGTTAGCAATCAGAATAGACCTGAGTGCTGGAGAGTTTAGTTCTCTTAGAAGTTTAATCTTCTGTGCTTTAGTCTTAGCGTTGCTTACTTTTTGCAGCACTTCATTCAGTAATAATTTCATGACCTATTTTATTGCGTAAGTATATTTATTCCTCTTCGTATTCGTCCTCATCTACAAAACGAACCGAGAGTAGTTCTTCATTGATCCATTGACCATCTGAGTTTAACATTTCGGGATGTATGTTCCCCTCTTCTTCTGCATACATGTACTCGTGAAGTTTTTCATTCACTGTCCAACCAGCAAAGACACCAACACATAGAAAGATAAATGATGCTGTTGCTGATAGATAAACAAACAAAGTTTCAGTCATTGTTCAACTCCGAACTTAAATTTCTTTTTCCCACCTGAGTTCAAAGTTGAAGTAGACTTTGCGTTTTAGGAGGGTGAACATCCTATTGATGTTTAAACCTTTTTTTGGTTCTGGTTCCTTC